AGCAAACAACATCAAAGGAAAGCCTCGTGGCTAGGTCGGTTATCAAGGAAGTCGAGCAGGAATACGGCGAACCGTTTTGGGATGTTGTTGCGGCATATGCGGCTGACGGTAACTCAATGACCATGACCGCTAAAATCCTCGGCTACAAGGACGGATCAACTCTTTGGTATCTGCTGCGATACCACAAGAAGGATATACAGTTCCCGAAGATGGGTTACTGCAATGCTGTACAGAATCCAGATCCCATGACGACTGCCGACAAGCAGCGGATTAGCGATGTCAAGCGCTCACAGAATAGGAGCGCGGCCGGGGAATACGAGAGGAAGACTGGAGAGTCGGCCGAGGACGCTATCAGACGAATAGCTCCGCATAACACGGTAGTTGATACCGCAAGAGCTATCGGATGGAGCGCAGCATCAAGCATGCGAGCCTGGATGAAAATCAGGGGAATTGAAGTCGAGTTCAAGAAGTACAACCCAGTTCCGCCGCGCACTCGGTCAGGTTGGGCCGATATTAATCTTGGCGGGCGGAAGAAAGCCCGCGCACAATCTCCTGCAAGCCTTTGATCTGAGCCTCCTTCACTTCGAGGTTTCGTCGAAGGGCGAGATAACTTGATTCAGCAGTTCTATCGAGGACTGCTCCTCGGTTAGCATCCAGGCCGGAACTGTTGGCAACTGGCACACAGGTGGCTGCGATGCGCAGCCGCTTAGAACCATTAGCAAGCTCGCTAGCAAGCAGATCTGTTTTAGCCTTTGCATCTGATAATTCCTTGCTGGCCTTTGCGTCAGCTTGAGTAACAACGATTGACTGCTCTAATGTAGCCTGCGCCATCTCCTGAGCTTGTTTCAGCTCGATCCTAGACACACTCGCATCATGCCAAAGGAAAACTACGAACGCTCCGCATGCTAGCCCTGAGAGGAATCGCCACGGTAGCGCGGTTAGCCAGATCGGCATTAGTGTTCTCCGGAGAATAGTTTCAGCTCTGCCTTGCGGCGACGAGTCAGGCCAGGCATGACCTTCCCGTCATTCTTATCCCAGCGCAGCAACTGAAGGCCGGCGTTCTTAACGTAGCCATCATTCAGCATCTTGAGCAAGGTAGACGACAGGAAATTGCCAAGGCCGACGTTGTAGGCGAACGAAACCAGCGCGTCGAACTGGTGCTGCTCAAGGTCAATGCCGACAGCCTTGGATACGCCGACTTCGAAGCGAGCCAGGTCTTTAGCGAAACGAGCGTCTGCCTGTTCTCTTGTCCAGACTGTGCCTGGTCCGATATCTGCACCTGTGCTTCCCCAGCCCACAGTGTATGGCTTACCATCCTTGCTGCCAGGATCCGGATAAGCCTTCAACCGCAACGACTCAAAGCTGTGGATTAGGTCGATACCGGCCTGAGAAGTTTTCATTTGTTAGCACCTCAAAATATATTTCCATTTTAACCGAAAACAGATTGCGCAAATCCTGTGTGGCAGATTACAATCACTCCAAGCCAACAGGAGCAACCCAATGCATACCAAGAATCAAGCAGCCTTTGTTAAAGCCATACATAACGCTATCTCCTTCGCAGACGACAAATTCCAGCGCTCACGTACAAGCGAATACAAGCACATCTTCGGTATGCTGCGTGGCGCCTTGTTGGTAGGCGGAATCAGCTACGAAATGTACTCTTCACTCTACAGTCACGTTTGGGAATGCAAATTCGACAGTGACGCAGTAGACATGGAAGATCCTGTGCAGGCTGAATTGAGTATGGAGGATTGATCATGAAAACAATTACAACAGTCGGAATCGTGGTTCTTCTGTGTGTCGGGTTCGTAGTCTCTAATCGCATGAGCTACCAAGACGGTCTTGATGATCAGGCTTTCAAGTGCCAGATGATCTCCGAGGGCGTATGGCCTGACGTAGACGGCTACGTCGACAAGGTGTGCAAGTCTTGATCTGGATTGCTGGTTATATCGTATTTCTGGCGATGACGTGCCGCCTGTTTCATAACGGACTATCGGAGGATTTGTGATGAGTAATGTAACCAGATGGTCGCGAGGGTTTGACGGGGGAATGACCAAGGACCCTTTCGGAGACTGGGTTTTGGCCGGTGATGCGGCCCATCATGCGACAACCATTTCAATGGACCTGGACGCAGCCAAGTCAGAACTGACTGTCTTGAACGAGCATATCGAACTACTGACTGCTGATCTTGCGTGGTCAGAAAACGACAGTCGCGATCAATCGAAGGAACTGGCTGCGCTGCGGGAAGAGCTGGCCGATTGCAAACGCAGCAATGAAATACTCCGCAACCAACGACCTTCGGAAATATTCGAGCAGCGCCTGACAGCCGCCGAGCAGCGGAATGCGGAACTGGTGAAAGTTCTTCGTGACATCCGAAAATCAAGCGTTCTGAGCCGGCGTAGTGATGCGCAAATCGATGCGTTGCTGGATGCATCTACCAACCAAGGATTGAATTAATGACTTCCAAACAGAAATACCGCGAGCTTCTTGAATTGCTAGAAGAGGTTGGCGTGATGCAGTCAGAAGATGATTGGGCGCAGCAGATTCAAGAGCTTATCGAGCAGCACAGGGAGCAAGCGAATGAGCAGTAAAATTGAAGCGTGCAAGACCTGTAACGGCACAGGCATCGAATACGACGGAGCTGGTCATACTTGTACCGCATGCAACGGTATCGCCGCCCCTGTCGTCGAGCGCCAGCCGGTGGACGCGATCCTGCTTGAGAACTGCGAAGAGGTGACCGTGCAGGATTATGGCCGAGGATATTTCGCTACCGACGATTGCGTTGCGCAGCTCTACACCGCCCCGCCCGAACTCGCCGAACTGCAAGCCACCATCGCACGGCTGACGGCGGAGATCGAGCGGCTTAAGACCGTAAACTCTGATCTTCTGCTTGGCGGTGAGATAGTCGACAAGATGTGCGAAGAGATTATGGATGAGCGCGACCAGCTCAAGACTGAAATTGATCGCCTGAAATCCGAAAGCTTCGAAAGCCTGTACAACGACGCGGTTGATGAAATCGAGCGGCTGAAGGGTTGGCAGGGTGAGGCGGTAGCAGTGGTTATTGATGAGCGTGCAGCTTTTGAAGCGGATGTATTAAGTCAGTGCCCTGGGGCGGATGTTGAGCGGATTGGCGACGGCAGAAACTTCTATCGCAATCTGCATGTTCAAGAGCAGTTCATTGGCTGGATGGCTCGCGCCTGCCTCAACAAGGTCAAGGAGCTGAATCAATGAGATCAGTCTACGGCAAGGAGTGCGAGCTGCATCCAGAGTTAGCCGGTCGTCGCTACTTGCCGAACCTGGCTTGCATCAAGTGTCACAGCATCCAAAACAAGGATCGTCACGCAGCACGCAAGTTAGCACTAAACGAATTAATCGCAGCAGCTATTGAGGCGCCACAAACGCCTAGATTGACTGCCGCACTGAAAGCAATGGGTAAATCAGCATGCAACATAAAGCCTTAAGTAACCGTTATTACCTAGAAGGCAAAGTAGCCTATCTGGAGGGAAAGAGTGAATCACCATACCAATCAGGACCAGAGAAAAACATGTTCCTCGCTGGAATTGTCGAGATGCGCGAAGAACTTAGAGTTCTCAGAGAAAGTTTGCAGTTGCAAGCACGAGATCAGCGGTAGTGGTGGCGTGTTTCTAAGGAGTTACGGGGTAATCTACTGTAACGAATGTTCGGGATTGCAGGAAATACGGAAGCCGATTAAATGACAGCAAAAGCAGCGCAACCCGTACCACCAAATGCAGTTAGACCGCCAGCACCAGCTGCACCACCAAAACCATCGCATAGTAAATGTAAGGAATGCGGAAAATGAGCCAACGAATCAAGCTGAAATTCTTCCCGTTTCCTGACATGGTTTCGGATCTAGTTGTTAACTTGGCAGAATCTTGATTCAATATCGAGATGAGCCCATGCGAAGGTGGTGACTTCAGCGTGTTGATTGCCGAGCGTTGTTATGAGGGGGAAGAGCCGATGGTTCTGCCGACTGGACCAACTATTCACTAGTGATCACAAACTATGAATGTTTGGCATTTCTTTATATGGTTCAACGCCTGCATGATGATATTGCAAATCACTGGATTTTGTGTTGGTATGTGGGCAAATATAACGTTTGACGAATACGGCAATAAACGAAAAAAGACGTAAAAGAAACCCCGCCTTGTGAGCGGGGTTTTTATTATTGCTTACATATTCCCTACATCAATTGACTTGTTTGCTCCTGCCGCCAAGTCCCTGACTACTAACCCAGAAACAATACCGCCTGCGGTGTTCAAAGATGCGCGGTAGTAGTTACATCCAGCGCCGAACGTTACGAAGTACGCAATCACCTGGCCTCCACTGCGGGACAAGTTGCCACCAACTACGCCACTACGCTGGCAGTTATCGAACAGGATGCACGAGCCGGTCACGTCGGTCACGTCGGTGAACTGCGGGTTAATGAAGTCTACCGCTGTGGCGTTCTGCACATAGGCCGGAGCGCTATCGCAGTTGGCGAACCAGTGACCGTCTACCTTGATGTTCCTCAACAGCGCGGTGCCGTCGCCGATAATCGTCAGGGCGCGATAGCCGGCCGAAACGCCGCGGGTGTACACCTGACTCAAGTTGATATTGTCGAGCTGCGTACCCGCACCAGCGGCCTGAATCCAAATCATGTTTTGACCAACGCCATCGCACTGGAAACCGCCACCTAGCCAGATATCCCCGATCACGGCGCCATTCGTAGCGTAAATCTCGAAATACCGTTCGCCGTGGTAATGGATCTGCCCATTCAGGCGAATCCCTTTGATCTGCGCCCCGGATATAGTGTTGTAGATGCTCATCCCTTTACCGCTACCGGACGGAGCAACCCATTGGCAGGAATCAAAATCGAGGTCTCCTGTAAAAGTCGCGGCAGAAGTAGTAGTAATGAGACACCCTACGCTGTTCGGAACGTTGTCGCTCCATCCGGAGCACCTTGCAAATTTCACTAGGCGCGTATCGTTGATAATCCAGTTAAACGAAAACCCCTCGATATGCACGTCTTCGATCAGTGACTCTTTAAACCCGCTGAGCTTCTTCCCGGCTGTGCCGATCTGCCAGCCGGCGAAAGTAGTCGTATTAGCTGGATCCTTGGCTACCGAGAAGCCTCGGATATCAAATGCTTGGATTGCTTGAGTATTATCGGCGTTACCGTCCAAGGAGAGGACAGAGGCACCAGAGAAGGAGGCGTTAGCCACAAAGCGGCATCCTAACGCGGAGCCATGGCCTATCAGACGGAGCGGGAAGTTTACAGTTGGGGTAAGGACAAGTGTTGATCCTAGGTTCATCGTATTGCCAAGGTGTACAGCGAAAGCCGTACCGTCAGACGCTAGACCGTCTTTAGAGCAATCGTGAGCGGCTTGACAGGCCGGCTGATCATCAGAGGTCAACCCCTGGCCGAACCACTGAACCCACACCTCCCGAATGCCTACTACTGAACCTGCGAAGATCTGCAGCGGCGGCGCGGTTACCACGCCGCGAATCGTCAGGGTTTGACCTGCTGTCACTGTGACCAGGGCGCCGGCTTCGAAGTTATACGTCTTGCCTGCGGGCCATGTCGTCGAAGCCGTAACCGAGTAGTTACCAGGGCCGAATGTAAGTGACTTCTCACTAGACGCGAGCGCCTGAGCCAAGCTCTCAAACTGACTGACGTAAACGGCGTTGCCAAGCGGCAACTTCCACCGCCCGCCATCCCCGGCGACGATGGTCAATCCGCCGTCGTCGGGCGTAGTCGTATCCACCGTGTCTAGGTAGTAGAAGCTGCCTGTCTGCGACAGCAACGCGAATTTAGACGGCGAAGTTTTGAGCAAGGCGCGGAGTGCGGCGAATGACGTTACAACCTGAATGCCGTTACCAATCAGCTTAGCCCCACCCGCTGCGGCTAGTTCGCTGCGAATGACTGCATCTCCTACGCTAACGAATAGCGGGATATCCGTCGCCGGCACGCCTGTCAGCGTATAAGGCAGAGAAGTTGATGCAGCAGCGCGCCAGTATTCGCCGTTGTAAAGGAAAATCTGATTCGGCGCGCCCACTGTCAACCCGGTCGCGTAAGGGCCGATGTACTGATAGCCGGAATTCGCGAGGAAGGACGCTACAGCCGCTTCAATGCCCTCCCAGCTTTGCCGGATTTCGCCTCTTCGGTCCTCCCATTCGAGAGCTGGGCCATTCAACGCGTCATCAAAGTTCGATGCGTTGTTGTACAGAACCTTTACGGATGTCGAGCCTAGGGGTTGGTCGCTAGTGTCGTAAGTATTAGTCATTAGAACCATTTCCCTGTAGAGGTGATATTCACGGTATAAGTGCGCGACACGGTAGAAGTCGGTGCGAACAGATAGAAGGCTGGCGCATTTGAAAGCGTCGGAGGGCTAGAACAAGATGACCATGTGACTCCAAGGCCATCTTCTAGGGTTATCTGCACTGTCGGCAAATCGCCAGCAAAAGTCACTCCGAAGGCTGTAGCTGCGATGGATCCGGAATAGAAAACAGACCCTACTGCGGTAGAGATTGCAGTGGTTACCGAAAGGCGCCGATGAACAACCATGTCGCCATTAGCGTACTTCGTCCATTTTCCGTTTGCTAGGTTGCCGCCTGTTTCAAAAACAGCGCCGGTTGGAACACCACCTGATTGCGAAACTGTTCCGAGGGAGTTAGCACGAGTAAACGGCTGGCTAGTGCCGCCGGAGCCGCCCTGCGCAACGCTTAGCGGGGTAGTCAGGCCAGTTAGGCTGGTGATATCTGAGTTCGCGCCAGACTTCGCGGCCTTTAACCAGTCTGCCTGCAACGCACTTGCGGTGCTGTACCCTCTGAACCACAATGACGCAGTTGCCCCCCTGCCAGATACGCCGAACTGTGCTGGGCGTATACCTCGTGCAATGTGAACCCCTCCAAATTCTTCACCGGATACCGGAGACTGAACAGTAGCCTGAACGTCGGTCGTCAAAGCCTGAACGACAGCTGAGGGGGAAGTATTCGCTAATGAGGCGGGGGTGACTGTGTATGTAGGGGTCGCATTTCCTGGGGCGCCCCATCCGTAGTCCCCAACCTTCAACACGCTACCGGCAGTCGTGTCAGTCGCGGAGGTAGTCAGAACAAGCCCGAGCGTAGCCCGCTGAGCGGCTACGGTAGTGTCATCCAGCAACGCCCGAGCAACTGCCGTCAGAGGAGTAAGAGCCATCGCTCCGACGCCTGTGAAGTACGCAAGTCGATCAGCCGCGCCGGCAAGACCATTAAATGCCAAAGTATTGGCCGGCAAATTATCGTTAACGTAGGTAGAAACCTGCGCTGGCGTAGCACGTTTTGTAACGCCGCTTTGCACCAGGGGGATCGCGTCCGTTGCACTCAGTGCGCCGGCAACGGGTAAGGCTGAAATTGTCGTCATGTTAAAATTATCTCGCCGGATTCAGTAGTGAGTGGATCGCCAGATTCAGTGGTGAGGGTCGTATGCAAAAACTGCATGGCTAAAGGCCATTCGCGATTCATTGCTAAATCAAAAATAGATTGATCAAGAATAAACCAGGGGAATTCACCCCATCCAGCATCCAAAATAGGTCTTTCCCTTAATTCAAGTTCAGCCGAGAGCGACCAAAGAAGCGGACCCACTCTAGATGGACCAGAGTAGATATCAGTGAATCTTGCGACGTAATCAAGCTCGTAACCGAGAGGGGTTTCTAGCGGGCATTCAAACCACTGAGATCCATCGATAAGTGCATCACGCCACCAAGCCTCGAAAGTCTGTGACTGAGCCGAGGTGAATATCCAGCTAATCGACGCCATTGTCGGAACATTAGTGAACCGACGACGCTGCCTAGCTCGCCCATTCTCAAGTTGCGAACGCTGAATAGGGCTAACAGTCTGGTACGTTCGCCCGGAATGCAGCCCTCTCGGTAATCCTTCTGGATATTTAATCATGGCGCAGTCTGGTCGTCCGATGCGTATACCAAACTATTATACCCCACGCCATCTACTGAACATTTCGATATGCCTGACGGGCTAACGTCTGATACAAGCACCGCATAGTGGTAGCGCGTTGCTGGACCGAACAAGATATGTGGCGGATCGTATTCCCAGCTAACATCTGGCGCGAAGTCCAGAGACGGAATAGTAAAGTTAAAGTCATCCACTCGGGTTGCTACATATGGGCCGGAGACTGTGCCGTCCTGCTTGCGAATGGCTGCCATGTAAGTCCCGCCAACAGACCAGTCCAGAGGCTCAGACGATTCAATCGACACATGGCCAATGCCGATAGTGAAATCCATCATAATTGCGCTTTGACCGTAGCCAGGAACGTCATCAGCAACCATGCAGTAAGACATATAGCGGCTGTTCATTGCGTCCATTTCGGTTGACCATGAGTAGCGGTCGCGGCGATAGCGCTGGATACGACGACGACGCATGCCAAGGCGCCACGCCTTGGTTCTGTCGATTACGCCAGCTGCCTTGATCTTTTCTGCTCTTCGGCCTAGATCGCCAGGAAGGCGGCACTCGACAACTGTCTCAACCCAAGAGTCTTTGTCGATGTACGAGATATCAACACCGTCGAAGTCATCAGGGCCTGGCATCTGCACATCGCGAGTCAGGCCTTCAGTCATGTTCTGCGGCGTGTACATGTGCTCGAAAGTTGTTCTAGGCTCGTCGCGGACGGGGCGAATCACTCCGCGATCAAGAGCGAGTTCAGCAAATCCAGCGCCTAGAGCGTCGTTTAGAGTATCTTTCGCAGTGCTGGCGTCAGTTATTTGCAGGTCGAAATTGTCGTCACGCGCCTTCCAGACATTATCTAGACGATCCATTTCCTCTAGGTCTAGATCGGAGTCGGTATAGCCAATGCTTTTAGCGATGTATGCAGTCGCTGGGATAATATCCCGTGTCGGGATTGGCGCAGTCCATGAGCCGCCAGATCGAGTCGGTAGGATTCTGGTGCCGATAACCCATACAAGACTTTCGGTTTGCGCTGCAATTCTGTCAGACGACTGAACCTTAACGGCTAGGGTCGTCACGCCTGCATAGCTTGATGGCGAAGGAAGTAGCGAGCGCAATGCATACCACTGAATGGTATTGTGATCTTGAATGCTTTCCTCGGCTGGCGCAGTCTTGCGCATTCGCACTTCTGGCTGCATTGGATAGGCAAGCGCGATGGTTCTGGTAAAGCCAGTTTGGTCTAAGGTGTTGGCGGTGTAGCTGAATGACTGGGATGTATAGGCGCCAGAAGATCCGGCCTCGCGATACTGAACCTCGAAGCTAACGGTTCTCTCGTTTAGGTCACCCTTTCCGCCTACGTGCGTCAAACCCTCAGGCAAAAACATGTCGAATTCAACAAGTGACGTAAGCTCGTTCTCAGGGCATGCAGGAAACGGTCCGCGCCATCCGCCGGAACCACTAAGAGCATCGACCGCAACGCTCCCTGACGACGTTGTGAGCGCATCAAAGCCTGGAAACGATGCATCATCAGTACCGGATGATGTCAGCCGAACAACGGTGATCGACGAAGCGCTATACGCAGTAATCCGGAAGCGCAATCCATCGGGACCGATAGCCGCAAGACCAGTGCCGACGTTCATGGAGTTGGCAGGATCTCCCCACTCATAGTTGAGCGTCATGCTAGGAGAGCCACCACCAGTATAGGAGTTGACGGTGAATTTACCCTCGTTGTTACCAGTAACTTCAATAGTGTCGCCAACGGTAGGGTTGAGCATGCCTAGCGGGCCAGTTATGACGTCACGAGCCGATCCGCCGCCATCTGTAACGGTGTAGGTGTACGGAGCTACTACGCGCAGCACAAGGCCTACAGTCCAGTCAGCAGGGAATGTGCCCTGACCGGTAGGAATACTGATGGTGTAACCGGAGAATACAAAAGCACCAGCTGAGGCGACAGGAGTGACGTCTGTCGTGAATGTAAGCTCAAGACCAGCCGCCCCTGTAGTACTGGAGCCGACCTCTACCGCGTTATGCCAGTTGTTAGACGCTGAGTTGCCAGAGACTATTTCGCCAGGCTCAAAGATCTGATAAGAGGCTTCAGCACCAAGCGCGATCAATGGGGTATCGCCAATCCTGACGTTGCCCGCCAGAATGTCAAAGCTGCCCTTGCCGATACACATGAACAGCTCTGTCCACTGCGTTCGAGGGCCGCTAAAATACTTTCGCGGGGGAACCAAAAAGTCAGGATAGATTTTCTGCATGCCGAAGGATTCGCGGATGACCCCGCCAAGCTTTACCTTGTTGCCTTTTACACTGCTTTCAATCAGCGATTCACCTTGACCTGGAGTCTTTGGAGTCCCTGGAAGAGCTGGCATGAGCATGCCAAATACGGCTTTTACTGCGCCAACGATAGCAACAGCCATCGAGAATGGGTCAGTGCCCTTTGGCTCGATTCGGATTTCTACGTAATCGGAAGGCTTGAATATGAAGGTTGACCAGTCGCACTTATCAATGATCTCGCCTTCAACCTTCACGCTGATTGGCATATGGTCGCCGTCTTTGTAGCCGTCCTTCGTATAACTATCGAGCCACGCTGCGATAGTCATGCGCCGTTCGGTGTATGCAGTCTCGCAAGGTCCGCCGTCAAGCCTGTTCGGGAAAATGTCTATCACGATAGAAGATGACCTTGGCGTATTGATCTTGAAACTCGCGGACTCTTAGCCAGCGAGGTCCAGATTTAGGATTAGTTTCTAATACCGATAGTCTACCATCGATGCTGACAACAGCCCCGACGTGGATCAGCGCCTTGTTGCGGAATACGCCCGCAATTGCACCGACTTCAGGCTGGCATTCTTCTAGTTGGCCGACAGTCTCTGAATATCGATGCTGCATCCCAATAACATTATGGCGCGTGATGCTGCCTACATCTGGAGGTGCAGTTAATCCTAGCTCTTCTCTGATCCTGATAAGCAGCCCGTAACAATCCAGTCCTTCCATGGACCGGCCGCCATCAACATAGGGAATTGATAGGTATTTTTCGATCATGAGATATAGCGTATACCGGGGGCGAAATCAGCCGTATAAACATCACGCGGCCACGAAGCATTGATCATGTCGAAGTAACCTGCGCTAATCTCGACAGTGGGCCCTTTCATGGTCGCACTGATGCATGTCATTCGATATGGCTTCTCTGCTGGAGCCGAAAGGTCCGACGCCAAGTAAGTACGGTAAGTGATAGTAATCCGCGCATCAACTGCCTGAGCCTGATCAATAAGCGCCTGAGCATCACCGCGAACGTTGTCAATAGCGAACAGCAGCTTCTGAGTGCCGTCGTTGTTCTTCTTTGGCAGCGATACGTCAATACCAGCCGCCAAAAATGTAACGGTTGCGCCAAGTTCAGTTACTGCCGTGATGTCTTCGTAGCCGGCACATATGAATAGCGATGCCGCCCACACAGGACAAGACAGTTCCAGGGTTGGAATAATGCAGTCAGGACCGCCGCTAGCCCGAACAATATCTAGAATACTCAACTGCCAGCCCTCTTGGTTCCGGTGATTTGGTTGACGGTGCGGCCAGAAGTACCGCCGCCTTGCATATCTCCCACAATAACATCCACAACCCAGCGCTTATCGGCCTCGCTGAACTTGCTAGCGGTTGTTGCTGCTTGGCCGGAATAGTTGTTGATATTGATAACTGGCGGCGCAGATCCGCCGCCACCAGCAGTTGCATCCTTGTTAGATACGACCTCGCCTCTGGTGTTAGGCATCATGTACTGACGACCGTTTGCCGCGTTGAAGATCTCAGGCTTGCCGTTTTCGTTAACGCGGTGCATGTTGCCAGCGCTTACCGGGCCGCCATTCAGACGACCACCACCGAACGAACTAGCGAGCGCCATGGTTGCCAGCAAGGCGGCACCACCGATCACGGCGGCACCACCGAACGAAGCGATAGAGGACAGGCCAGCAGCAGGAGCCATAGACGACGCTACAGCCGTACCAGTGGTTGCCGCCGTAGCTGTAGTGGTTGCCGCGATTGCACCAGTTGCGCCAGCCTGAGCCGCTGCTACGGCGCCGATCCCGCCAATCTCTGCGGCCTTGGTTGCCTGGGTCGCGGCTTGCATTACGAACTGCTGTTTAACCCAGTCCGTGCCCATCTGAACAAACGAACCAATCACCGAATTCAATACGGTATTCGCGATATTGCCCATTGCATCTTGGAGGCTCATCGTGCCGGACAGTAGTCCGCCTAGAGCCTGAGTGCCAGATGTAGCCAGTGCATCCATACCAGCTATAAGAGCAGCGTTGCCGGCGGACTGTGCGGCGAAACGAGCAGTCTCAATCTCGCTCATTCGTGCGTTGTAGTCTGTCTCGGCCTGCTCCTTGAATGTCAGGTACTCGGTATCGCTGAGCATCTTGGCTTGCTTGAGCGTATCAAGGTCTTTTAGCTGCTGCTCAAGTCCTTGCTGTGCGCCTGCCGCTGGGTCAACTTGTCCAAGCAGGGCTTTGTTCGACTTAGCCTGGTTAAGATCGTAAAGCGCGCCAGCCATCTCGCGAACAGTCTTTATCTGCTCTGGGGTAGCGTACTTGTTCAGGCTCAACTCTGCCTGTTGCATAGCTACGTCGCGAGCATTCTGGCCGACAGCCGCCATCTGCACGCCAAGCTCCTGAAACGCCTTGATGTTGTCATCAATGCCTTTCTTCTCGGCTGCGGCTGCGCGGTTAGCCAGCTGCTCTGCTTCTGTCTTAGCCTTTTTGTTAGTCGTGCTTTCTGTCTTGCGAGCCGTCTCAAGGTTGTAGATCTGCGCTGCTAGCTCAGCAGCTTTTGCCTTCTCTACGTCTGTAGCCTTATCCCCAAGCTTCTGAATGGCCTGTAGTTTGGCGCGCTCAACGCCTACGATCTTGGCTAGTTCTGCCTCTTTCGCCAGCGCCTCTAGGGCTTTCTGTGAATCGCTAGCTGGCGCATTTTGAGTAGCGGTGATCTTTAGCTTGTCGTTCTCTGCCTTCTGCTGGGCAACCTTGCGGTCTTGAATCGCCTTGATCTCAGCGTTATAGCCATCGATTCGAAGCTGTGTTGCCGCTGCTGTTTCTTTTAATCCGAATCGAACCTGAGTTGCATATTGCTGCTCTGCCGTTGCGCGATCAGTGACGAGTTTCGCAAGTTGCTGCTGATCATCCAGTTGTCCGGACGATAGGCGGATGCCTCTTGCTACTGCGTCCAGCGCTGTAGCAAGCGCACGAGAGGCCCCGGCAGCTTGGTCGATCTTGGATATCGCCACGCCCATCGAGTTAACGATTGCGTTGCTTGCGTCACCTACGGATCGAGGAACGTTCTTGAATTCAGCATTGACTTTCCCTGTCTGTTCTTGAATGGCAACCAGAACGCGGTCAATAGTCAGCTTCCCGTCGAGCATCTGTTGACGGAGTTCGTTAAATGGAATGCCCAGGCCATCAGCAATCTTTCGGCCAAGCTCAGGCATCTGCTCAATAATCGCGTTAAATTCCTCTGCTCTTAATGATCCGCCAGAAACCGCTTGACTAAACTGTCTTAGTGCGCCAGATATTTCTTCAGCGCTAGAGCCGCCAATCTTGCCTATTTTTTGTAGCGTGTCGGTAAGGCTAAGAACTTGGTCGCGAGTAACGCCAAGGCTAGTGAGGGATGCCGTCAGACTCTCCCACAGCTTGATGGTGGTCGTAAGATCAGAGCCGCCAGCCGATGAAATTTGAACCAGCGCGGCATAGTTAGTCTTTGCGTCTGACGATGTTGCTGATAGTCGCTTGACTCGAGATTCAAGCAAGGTAAATTGCTCGCTAAGCTTTTGCAGATTGACCACTGCCTGCACGGAAATTATCCCGGCAATAGCTCCCGCGAGAGGGGTTAGCGCTGATCCGAACTTAGATGCCTCCCCGCCAGCAGTGCCCATACTCTTTCCAAGAGTATTCATGCTTTTGGATGAGTTGGCCGCTGCCTTGTCGGTCTTGTTGAATCCAGTTTGCAGACCGTCAAGGCTCTTGTTTACGTTGGACGCGCTGTTAATTACCTGCGCCGTATCGACGTCAACGGTGTATTGGATAGAGCCGGCGCTGATAGTCATTTATTCACCTGATACTGACGCAATCTGTTGATTTCTGCGAGGCGCGACATTGCTTCGTCGTGTTCTTCTGGAGGCGGCAGAGTGTCAGGCTTGCCGAATTTTGACTGCATGGCGCCAGAGAACTCTGTCATTGTCATCTGCCAGGCTTCGGCGCTTGATAGACCTAGATGCGCGACGGCTTGGGAAACAAATTCGCGGGGTTTGAATTCGGGCACGAATTCTTCTTTGGGCTTTGCGATCAGTCTGCCTTCCGGTTTCAGGCCGATAATCCCGTGACGCATGAGAGATCGAGCAATGTGGACCATATCCTGAGAAGGCATTGCACCAGGAACAAACGATCCCCACTTGCTGCCAATGTGGCCAAGCAGTGGTGTCACATCCTCATCACAACAAGCCACGAGAACGTCATATGCCGTAGCCATCACCTCACGCTCCCACGCCCTGTACGCAGGAACAGGCCAAAATGGATTGAATTTTGGAGCAGAGAACAGAATGCTGAACTTTTCCACGATCTCAGATGGAGATCCTAGAGAGTCCATTGCTTTGAGGGATGGCCGAAAAATGTAATCAGATTCGCCAAAACTGACCCCGACCTCGCCGATGCTGACAATCGCTCGCATGATTTGCGCCCATAAATAATTGGACTATTTTACCATGAGGGTATTGACGCTATCAGAATCATGGATATACTCGGCCAACTCAAACGAATTCAAGGATGCGAAATGCTTACTCTTATGCTAGTGATTGGCTTGTGCTCTGATGTTGGATGCGATTACATTGACCTCACGGCAAGGGAGGCTGTAGCTAGCGATGCTGACTGCTTCATGAAGGCTGAGGCTTACAACTCATATAACCGGTCAATTGGTGAAGATCCTCGATTCGCCTGCATCGAGCCAAGCAAGTACATATTGCTTGCCAAGAAGGAAATCTGAAGCAATAAAAAGCCCCCGATTTGGGGGCTTTGTGTATCTACCAAACTCAGGCCACTGTAACGACAGTAGTGTCGGATTTTGTAGGGTCGACCACGGAAGTAGCTGTAATCGTTGCGGTGCCTGCGCTCAAGCCTGAAACACGACCAGAACTGTTAACAGTTGCCACCAGAGCGGCGCTTGTGGTCCAAACGACGGATTGGTTGGCAGCAGCAGGCAAGATAGCCGAGTCGATGTTAGTCACGTTACCGATAGCTACCGAGGCAGTTGCTGGAGTAGTGGTGACGGATACGATGGCAATCGGAGTATCTTCAACGATAACGCTAGCCAGACCGCCTGGGCGCGAAGTTGCGCTTGCAGTCAGCGAGTAGGTAGCGATGTCGTCATACGGGAACTCTTGGCTGAACTCGGTCAGGATGCAGAAGCCGATTACGGTATTGATTGGGCCAGTCAGGCGAATCCATACATACGGCTGCGGATCAGTCACAAAGTGATTGAACAAGAGCTGTTGGTTTGAGGTTGTGCCGTCGTCGCGCTTGGTAACACCGTCAATCGAGACTTCGAAAGTCTTGTAGGTGATCAGGGTGTCGCGGAAGCCGCCCACCGAGTCATCAGCGGTAGCATCAACGGTGTCGGCAGACATGGTTAGAGACTTGTTACGGGCAGCACCAAGAGGCAGCCACGTCAATGTCATTGGATCTACATCGCCGCAAGCAAGCGCGAACTCAGCGAGTACGCTCTTGCCGACGAATTTGTCGCTTGCACAATTCAGCGCCACAAGGCACCTCCATCAAAGTTTGTATCGCCCGACTTAGGCAGATGCATATAGTTTAACACGTCAACTCGAAATTAATTTCTAGCCAAGGTCTGTTGGTTTCTGTGTAGTACGGCCCCTGAATACTTCCAAGCGCTCGAATTTGCATCATGCAGCTAGTCGAGAAGTTAGCAATGGCTGCATCGAATAGCGATTCAATGAATAGCTCGACTGCCTCGGTATCACCCAACGCCCGACCATTTGCGCGACCAGTTACAATCACGCGAATATGCGGATACTGGATCTCACCATTTGGTGAGCGTCCAGAGTCAGACCACACGGCAACGAATTTCTTGCCTGAGTTGTTTGCCTCTTCCCACATCCCGCGACTAATCGTGTAGCCAGCAGTCGAAACGTAAGCCTCTAGCCAGTCGCGGAATAGATTGATTGGTGTGTGGCTCATTAGACTTTCATCCCGCGCTTAATGGCTGCGTCGATATCGGATCTTGCATCAGAGTCTTCGAAGGCTTCACGCAAGAATTCTGGCTCTGCATCTGGATCCCACACGTTTCCGCGAGAGGGGTCCGACTTTGAGCGAGGCGTATTTGTGCCAAGAAGTGTTCCAGGCTTGTCGTGAACTGCTGCCGCATAAGCTGCTGTGTAACCGATTGCGCCAACTACTCTATTGCCATATGCGGTTATCTTGCGATATTGGCTGTTGATCAAATTGCTAGTATCGATTGGCGTCATTGTTGCGGCATATCCGGAAGCGATAATCAATACTTCTGTCAGAGTCTTTTCGACTCTTGGCCCTGATATGTCGCCAAAAACCTTCTTCAGTTGCGTCCTTACCGCCTTTAGTCCGCGCACTGGCATTATGCAGTCTCCAGGTCATACTCATCCTCATAACCCATAGCAGACATGCCGTGCCTATTGATGTTTCTTATTTCAACGGCGTTAACAGAGTCCCAAGCTTGCGAGGTAGTATCTCCATAGGCGATCCTGTCAAGATATTTCGGTCTCGTATCTCCGGTGTAATAAACATCCTTTGTGATGAACTCTGACGCGGTGTTAGCCTGGTTGTTGTCTCTGGATTGTCTAGCTATCCCTTCGTGGCCGCACAGGATTAGATAAGGGGTTCCGTACGTGACAGCGCCGCCCCAATCGTCACTGGCTAAGCGAGGATAGACCGTTGCGGTGTCGATCATGTACCACGCGGACATGAAGGCCATTAGCAGCACTTCCCACCAGTAGAAACCCACAGGCCGGCAGATGCGCCAGGTTCGGCGGGGATTACGGAGCCAGTGCAGCCAGATGTGTCTAGCATGCGCAAGGAATTCAACATGCCTCGGTATTTGTCTTGTAGGTTGTTGTATCGGAATGACTGAGACGCGCCGCTCGGTGCCGTTTGGCTGGAGATATATTTGTCGCCAGCAACAATCCCGAACAGGCTCAGCGTGTACAGGTAGATCAGCAACTGAGTCGACGCAGGGTATCCAGCGCCATCAAGGCACGGCTGAATCACCGCTACCGTATCAAGCCACGCCTGAAGAATAAAGTCTGGAGGCAACGGTACGCCGATAGACGTAAGGTACTGCTTAAGCTCGTCGAGAGTCGGCATTTTCGCCACCTGAAAATAGTTTCGGTAATTTTAACACGCGAACAGTTAGCTCAGCGGAAGATCAGCTCCCCCTTCAAAAAAGTCCAAAAAGTATTGCGCCCGAGCATTCCCAGCGCCGGTATTCGTGATGACCACAAGGAACTCGGAGTTAGCAGGCAGTACGCGCTCGCGACCAAGCGGGATTGAGTCCACGTTCTGTCGCTGAGGATCTACAGAGCCACCGAAGAAATACTCAGGGTCGTCGTGATCAAACTGAGTGCCGTTGGTTGTAGTCGTTACGTTCTTCTTTGCCTGCACGGTTGTGGCTACAGGGTTTACGCCGTTGTAGTTATGGACAAGCAGGGTAGTACCGCCAGTCACTCCAGTTGGCCCAGTGAACAGCTCAATCTTCATCTCTTCAGCCAGGTATTGGAACTGACGGAGCTTGGCTAGCACTGGCTTTGTAGTGGTCTTAAACCATATTTTCTTAGACGTGCCAGCGGCGATCAAATCCAGAAGCGGCCATACAGCGCGGATATTGTACTGAACGCCATTCTTTACGTTCGCCTCGGTGTACGGCTGAACGGTCATCGCACGCAAACCAGAGAACGCCCCGTCAGGAATTCCAGAGCGCGAATCATCACCACGCCAGATAACCACGCGAGCCGTTACCGCATTCGTCCCAGCAAGCGAAACACGCAGACGCCCACAAGGCCCATCGAACGACCACTGACCCAGCGCTGATGGATAGACAGTCTTGAAGTTCTCCCCCGCGAGCGTCGGGCTAACACTGATCGTCGCAACCCCAGTCGGCGTAATCTCAACCCCGACAGCATTGTAATACTGGATCGTCGCCAGCCCCGAGTCATAATCCAGACTCATCGGTCCCGATTCGAGACTGCCGCGTGGGATTTCGTAGATCATTGCCATTGGTCGGAACCCGCATAAATTTCGATATATTTTATCATGCGAGCATTGACGCTGGACCCGATCAGGCCTAATGTCTATTTCAAGGAAGCCAGACCGGCAACCAAACAGGAGATACGACCATGCTATGGCTCTTACTGCTTATCCTGATCTAACGACTCGGCCCCTTCATTGGGGCCAAGTCAGTACAATAGGAAGCTACACGCCCAAGGAGTCACCGTAATGAATATGCACATCACTAAAATCGTTTTCCTGCACGCTCTTGGTAGCATCTACGAAATCGGAATCGGTAAGAGTTTTACTCAAAGGGTTCTGATTCCGAAGCTGATTAGCGCGATGACTGGCAGTCCGCGACAGCCAAGCAAAGATGATGCCGACCGACTGAACGAGCAGGCTGCAAGATCGATCTGACCAGACAAATGAAAGCCCCTTAATCGGGGCTTTTTTCTGTCTTGCGTTTAGGCCTAGGCGTCGCAACCTCAAGCACCTTAACAGCATCATCAGGCAGCGATACACACTTACCTCTAAGCCATTGCGGGCACGAGTCAGCTTCTACGATGTCGCCAGCCTCAAGGCCGTTCGTGGGGTATGTGACGCGGAACCGGGCCATTACTTTTTATCCTTTGGTGGGCGACCACGGCGCGGGGCCTCGATCTCTACTGATTCAACCTCAACAGCCTTGTTAACCAGAGTGACAGGCAGAGAGTCATGCTTAACCCGTGCGCCAATCTCAAGCTCTACGCCGTCAACGAAGACACCGCGCTGCGTAATCTCAAACTCTTTCATTTTCACTCCAATAAAAAAGGGGCCAATCAAGGCCCCTATTCTAACTCAGGCGGTTATGCGCCTTTAACGAACTGCGCGTAACCAGCATTGCCAGCCATGTCGCGCTTGAACTGCGGCGCTACTGCGGTCATGATCTGGAAGCTGTACTCGTCGGTGAAGTTTTTACGTTCAATCGGCATGGTGGTAACAGGCATCGCAGTCAGGATTTCCAGCACTCGGCGCTCTTTCACGACGGCGAGGATTTCGTTCACTGGAACAGCGGTGGATGGGACGATGGAGACAACACCAGGAATCGCCATCAAGCGAGCCAGGATGGTGTTCTGAGGCGCGGCGGTAACGTAGTCGTTAACCGATGCGGCGAACCAGTCACCGTAGTTCAGGTAGATGGTAGCGCCGCCGTAGTAATTCTTGGCTTGCAGGCCGAGAAGAACACGCTTGATCGCTTCAACCCACTGGGCGCCGGTAGCAGTTACCAGATCGACGTTACCGAAGTTACCGGTAGCACGGCCTGGAGCGGTACGCAGACCATAGATCTGGTTGCCAGCTACGTTGAACTTGGTGTCGCCGTTGATCACGAGGTCTTCCAGCTTCTCAACGATGCGGCGGTTGCCGTTGTCGCGAGTAGCGGCATCCAGGTACTGCCAGCCACCGTCTTGACGAGCGGCTTCAACATCGCGCCAGCCGAAGGTGAAGGTAGTGTCGTAGATCGGCAGCGGAGTGCCTTCGTAATCAATGACTGGAGCGTCGGCTTTCGCACGGCTGCGGCCATCAATCGAACTGTTCACTTCGCCTTGGTCGCCGACCTTGGAGAAGTATTGCAGAACCTTACCGATTGGCACGTTCTTTTGCAGGCTGGCCAAGTCAGTGAACACGCCAAGCTGTGCGCGCTGCAAGGTGATCAGATCGTTGTCGTAGGTAGCCCAGGCATCCCGAGGAATGGTGTAGGCGTTACCAATCATCTCGCCTTCGCTATCTCGTGCGAGTCGCTCTTGACGGGCGTTGTGAGCGCGACGCTTGCCAATAACGGCAGCCTCTTGCTCTTTGTTAAAAGTCAGAATAGGCATTATGCAGGCACCACGTAGGAGTTAGCGAGGATACGAACGTCGGCAAGACCGTTGGCACCGACAGCTCGGGAGGCAGCTTCGTCGAAAGCGGCTACAGCGACTTCACCAGTAACAGCGGCCTTGAACTGGCCGTTGACGATGCTCAACACTGCGCCTGGAGCGTAGGTTGCGGCAGCCATGCGAACCTGGAACTCGTACTGAGGAACAGGCTTGAATGCTTCGCCGGTTTCGCCAGCAGGGATCGCGGTGTCCACGGTTTCGCCGATGTAGGCGCGGTTGTGGGTGATGAAGAAGTCAACCTTCGAAGTTGCCGCCACTACAAACTGACCGGTAGTGATCGAAACCGCCAAGCCAGGCAGGGTCGAAGCGGTGAACTTCAGAGTGCGCGAATCAGGCTGTGCAAGATGCACAGGACCACGCCAGATAACGTTAGCCATTATTTGGCCTCCTGATCAGCTTGGTTCAAGCTATAGCCTTCGAACTCGTCTTTGGCGTTGGTTGCAACGGAGCCAGACAAGATGCCAGCGGCGGTTTGCACGCTAGCGAACATTGCGTCCAGAGCTTCACCGCTCAAGGCGTTTGCAACAACTTCGCCGTGAACTTTTGCTACTGCGGCGCGTTTGTCTTTCAACAGCGAGTCGGAGTTAGCTTGCAATGCGTCTTGCAACGATTTTACTTGAGCCTCTGAAGAGTTCAGCTTGAGGTTCACTGCATCAACTGCTGCGCCCACTGCCTTATCAACGATGGCCTGAACTTCTTCAGGGGTCATATCTTGTTCCTCGGGAGTATTAACCTGCACAACAGGCTGTTTAGTTTTGGTACTGAAATATTTTAGCACGGAACGCAAACGCTCAATTGCAGACACGTTTTTAGTCACGTACTTGGTTTCGCGCTCAACTTGCTCAGGACTACCAGTGAGAATCGGGTTATCACCCTCGTAGTGATAGCTGATCTTATACGTGCCTTCTGGTGTGCAATAGATCAAAGTTCGGTCGTCGAAGTCTTCAACGTATGCATATGCGTCTACAGTTGCGAATCTCTCTTTAACTGCGGCACTCAGTACGGCCATCTTCTCGCCGTAAGAATCATCTAGAACTTCTTCATTGACGGTTGGCAACACAGAGTTAATGACCGACTCGCAGTTAACCGCGATTGCAACCTCGTCACCGCCAGCGCCTTGCTCGTGGAACAGGATTGCCAGGTGGTCGTAGGACTGCTGAGTGGCGATCCAACTATACGACTTGCCGCGAGACTCGCCTTTAGCGTTGACGCGAGCAGTCATAAGGCCGGTAGACATATGCACCGGATCTGGTTTAGCGGCGCCGTTGACTTGGTAGTCCTCAGCCTTGCCAACCCAATTCAGCAGCATTTCGCCGTCCGGATGGGACTTAGCAACTCGCTCGTTGATCATCACGTCGGCAAAGTACTCTTCGCCAGCCTGTCGCACGTTCTGAGCGTGAACACCGCCATAGTGCTTGCCTAGCGCCACCGCTACATCAGCGTTGTCTAGCGAGCTAATAGCGACGTATTGACCGTTAACCTCTGGATGACCAAAAGGCATGACGCGGCCATCCATCGAGGCATAACCCTTTGCATTCTCAGACGAAGAGTACAGGCCATCGTTTAAGACAATGTTGTCTTTCATCCACAGCACGTTCTTGATAACCGCGTACTTCTCGCCAGCTACCTCCGTGCGCTCAATCTTGATCGAGTCAGCGTTAACCGCCGACAGGATATTTACACGCGTTTTTTTCACAGGGCTAGCCCTCCAATAGATAGCCCATATGATACAGCAAAAGAAAAACCCCGCCGAAGCAGGGTCTTTTGTGTTGCTGGTGGTAGTTATGGGCGGCTAATCCATTTTGCATCGCTTTCTAAAAGCCACCAATCATCACCATCGCCTAGCTGTGCCTCAATTCGGTATTTTGAATCTTTTAGATCAATACGTACAACGTGGACACGATCACCGATATTGAACTCGTGCCCACCCATATTAGCGATAACCTCAACGATATCGCCGACTTTCCAGTTGAGCCAATCGCTCATGTCAGCGACATCGAACTCAGACATAACGCTAGCCACTGGCGGAATCAATGCAAACCCTTCGCTAGCTAGAAGCTCGATCAGCGCATCACGCTCGCGGGTGAATTTATCGATGTAGGCGTTAAGCTCAGTTACTTCGTCGCGCCATTTGATCGGGCCGTCGATTTGGTCTGTCTTGGCTTTAGAAGTAATATCCAGAGCAGCATAAAGATCTTGTGCGCTATTGAATGTACGGCCTTCACCGCGATCAGTGGCATCCATTGCTTCTACAGTTTTCGCATTCGGGATATGCACCTCTACTTCCTCCGCTTGTGGCTGGCTTATGATTCGCGCCGCTTCCCATTCCTGCTTGGTTACAGTGCAAACAGATTCATCTCCAAAGAATTTTCCACGATCTTGCTCGTCTACGCGGCCTTTCGGGCGAAAGTCATACCCGTAACCAGTAACACCGCGAATCTCGTTATCAGGATCGCACCAAAATGCGGTCTGGCCTACAGGCCATTCTGTCAACTCTGCCGCCAAAATTTCTACCAAGCTACCCATGTCCAGCCCTCCATTTAAAGTACGCAAACCTTAGCCTCAATCCGAATCCGCGTCAATGGTAGAATGTAGGTAATTTACGAGGCCCTATTTTATGACTGTGAAACGCACGCCTGCACTAGATTTGGCGCTGAACTCGGCATTGAGCGAGCGGGCGACGTTGATGTCTCGTCAGTCGCTTATGAGTGGCAGCATCGATGCAGCCCGCCCAAATTCCTGGTGCAGCTACGGCTACAAAGAACATCTGTGCTTCAGTGACTTCTACCGCCTATTCGAGCGTGGCGGTATTGCTCACGGCGCGGTGATGACACTGAATGAATCATGTTTCAGCTCGGATCCAGAGGTTATCGAAGGTGACGAGGAAGATCGCGCAGAGGCTCCTACTGCATGGGAGAAACAATTCAAGAAGCTAGCCAAGCGCCTGAAGCTGTGGGAGAAATTCCGCGATGCGGATATGCGCCGTCTCGTTGGCCGGTACTCGTGCATCCTCCTGCAATTCAAGGACTCGAAACAGTGGGATCAGCCTGTAGGCAAGGCATCTGAGCAGCAATTGATTAACCTGATCGTTGCCTGGGAAGGTCAAATCAAGGTTACGTCTTGGTACGACAACCCAGCAGACGCTAACTTCGGAAAGCCAAAGACTTTCGAGTATTGCGAAAATGCGCTGAATGACAACTTCAATGCTGAGCCAGGCCGCATTATCACTGTGCATCCAGACCGCGTAGTTGTTGTTGGCGATATGCGTAACGGGATTCCGTTCCTGTTAGCCGGTTACAATGATTGCGTGAATATGGAGAAAGTGCTGGGTGGCTCAGGCGAATCCTTCCTGAAGAACGCTAGCCGTCAACTGGCAATCAACTTTGAGAAGGATGTTCAGCTAGACCAGATCGCACGTGCGCACGGCGTTCCAGTTGGCGACTTGCAGGAGATTTTTAACGAAGTGACGGTTGGCATGTCGAAAGGCATTGACCAGACGATCATCACTCAAGGCGCGACTGTTAGCCCTCTCGTTGCTACCGTTCCTGATCCGTATCCAGCCTTCGACGTATCCCTGCAATCCTTCTGTGCATCCATCCGCATCCCTTCTAAGATCATCGTCGGCAATCAGACTGGCGAGCGCGCATCTACAGAGGATCAGAAGACATTCAATAAGCGCTGCCAGGGTCGTCGGGTTAGCCTGTTGTCGTCGGACATCGAGACGTTTGTTGATCATCTGATGCGACTGGGTGTGCTGCTGACTGTCGAGACTAGCGTTTGCTGGAATGACCTTACAGAAGCATCTCAGAGTGAAATGCTGGCTAACGTCGTGCTCATGGCCGATGTCAACCAGAAGATGCTTGCGAGCGGAGAGCTGGTGTTCAGCATCAAGCGGATGATCGAGGCGTCTGGCTACGAATATACGGCTAACGAGTTGACGCCGCTACCTGACATCGAGCCAGAGCCAGAAGATCCGGCAACCGTGCAATAGAAAAAGGCCTCTTAATTGAGGCCTTTCTTTTTACTCGTAAACGACTGCGGTTGTCGTTACCTGCTTCTCTGTTCGCTTAAGGCCTTCTTTCTGGATCTCGATATCGTCTCGGCCCCAGTCGTAATCAGCGCTACAGGTAACGAGCGCGTAAGTGTCGTCTTCCTCCTTCTTGATGTAGAAGCTCTGATGCGAGCCGCGCTTGTAAACCTCTTCCTCATAGTCGTGCTGGTCTTCGCCGTTGTAGCCATTGGCGTCGCACCATTCTTCGTAAGCCGAGTTGCCGCCCAAGTAAATCGTGGTCATTTTGTAGCCTCCAGTGGATTCGCGTACAATCTAACGCAAGATAAACGAATGACGCAAGGATTATTTATGGCCGTTTCTCCCGTGCTTCCTAGAACACTCGATGATCCAACGATGCAGGATAGTAGGGAGAGAAAATTCATACGTGACTTTGACAGGCGTGTAGCTGCTGTAGGCAAGGAGGTTCTTAGGATTCTCCGCGAACAGAACTACACCGTCGTCACTCTCAACGCCATGCAGCAAAATGCCACAAGCTACCAATTTGAGCTTGACCAGGCGATCTTGCTGGGAATCAATAGCGAGATTGAGCGGATCGCAGAACTGATCCTGCTGGAAGGTGGCGAGCAAGAGCTGTGGAGTATGCGCGCCTATGTAGAGCCTGCATACATCCAGGGTACGGCTGTGCAGGCGGCCAACCTGACCGTACAAAGCGAACTGTACGCGCTTACAAAGCCATCGCTTGACGCGATCCTATTTAGCGAGCCATACAGGAAGCGTATCGGCCTTCTACGTGCGCGAGAGTTTGAGCTGATGAAAGGGTTTACGGCTCAGGCTAAGACGGATCTAGCGGGCGCATTGACCAGAGGCATGATTGCAGGTCTCAACCCGCGTGTTATTGCTAAAGACATTGCGGCTAGTACTGGAGTCAACCAGCGTCGTGGCGAACGAATTGCCCGTACCGAAGTTGGTAACGCCTTCCGTCAAGCACGGATGGATGAGGCTGAGACTGCTCGGGTTGATCTCGGTATTAAGACGCTTGAGCTCCACTTGAGCGCGTTGTCACCGACCACTAGGCCGAATCACCGTGCTCGTCATGGAACCTTGCATTCTGTAGCTGATCAGCGCGCATGGTGGGCTATCTCTGGCCAAAGTATCAACTGCAAGTGCTCGACCGTATCTGTACTTGTCGACGACAAAGGAAACCCACTATCCCCAGGAATCATCGAGCGAGCCAAGCGCAAACTTGACAAATGAGAAAACACCAAATCTCAAATGTCCACGGTTTATGGATCGTGGACAGATGGGAAATGGTGTTTTAGATAAAGTCAAGGCCCTTGTTTAGAGGGCCTTTTGTTTTACTCGTAAACGACGGTTGTTGTCGTCACCTGTTTCTCTACCCGCTTAAGTCCTTCTATCTCGATTTCGATCTGATCACGGCCATTATCGTAATCCTGATAAGCAAAGACTTGAGCGTATGTATCATCAGCCTCCTTTCGAATGTACCAAGTTACATGAGCGCCACGCTTATGCACCTCTTCCTCTCTATCGTATTCGGTGTCTTCGTCGTAGCCGTTAGCTTCGCACCAATCATAAAACGCGCTGTTCGTATCCAGATAAATACCCATCAAACCACCTCCCGCTTAAACCCAGCATCAACCAATCTAGCCGCAGTAACCCGGCAATCCACATCGGCAATATCCATGATCTCGCGGATTGCGGTTTCGCGTTGTTCGGCGGCTAGTTGTTCTGCGGTTTTCAACGGCCGGAAGTTAGGCAGCATTTTGTTGCTACTGAACTTCGACTCGTCCGCCTGATATTCGCCTTTGCGGCCACCCGTAACGAACCGGAATACTGCGCGATCTTCGTCATGCGCAAGGATAAGTGCCTGCACATACTCTTCTTTGATACTAGACCATAGAACTTCAACGCGCAGACCTACTGGCGGCAACCCATCTTGCGGGCCTGACCACTGCTTCTCGATCCGATGGTAGCGAGAAGGATCAGGAAGCAATACGTTAACCCATTCGTCATCAACGAATGCTAACCACAAATCTCCATCCTTCTTGCGGTACGGATACTTGTTGTTCATTGCCTTTTGCTCGTCCCGCAAACTGTAAATATCTACAACTACGTGTGTTGCCCCTGCTGGAATGCTCATAACTTAACCCCGTCCGCGTCGAATTGTGGGTGGTGTTTCTTCAGTTCGTCAATAAACTCTGCTGCTGTAGCATAGAAATATTCGCTTCCGAAATCCTCACTCTCGAAGTATGCCGGACGCTCTGGATAGTAAATCCACTTCCAGTCTTGGGCATCACTGATATCTACAGGAGAAATCCGCATTGTGAGAGCGCTAGAATTCACATCAACGCTAACCGATACGCTACCTTCCGCGTTCACGTCACACGCAAGATTCATGATCTCGCTAACCACTTCTCGTTCTTTAACCGTCGCCATCTTTACCGCCTCCTATGTGAATGAGCCGAATGTAGCAGCGTATTCAGCTCATGGCAACTGTTTTCCGGAGAACAGTTATCAAGACCTCATGCGCCGAGGGAGAAAAACGCCGCCCGAGTTCTTCAGCTTCATGACAGGCTCAAGCGCGTAACGGATGGCGTCAATGTAGTGATTCCAGTCGTCAACGATCACCGGGAGGATGTCGCCAGAAAGTCGGTCAACCTTGTACCCGTATTTCCTGAACTCTTCCTGCACCTTGACGCAGCGGGTGTGAATAACCACCTCCTGATAGCTCTTGATATGCTCTACGCCGTCTTCTACGCTGCCCTTGCCCTTGGTCACGCCTTCAATGCGAGGCATCCCATGGCGCTTCAAGTAGCTGATGGACTCAGGACGCGCACAATCTGCGCGTACAGCATGCTCAGCGAATCCAGGCACGCGCTCATTGACGTATGCGGCTGTATCGTCAAGCTCCAGACCGATGCGTCCGGCCTCATACTCGATGTAAAGCCGTTCTTCATAAATCCAGCACTTGACGGCAGCTGTAGGATCTTGCGCAAACCCGAAATCGAGGCCGTTGTATGGTCCATCCCAGTCAGGACCAGGATCGAAGTCGGCGATGCGTGACTTGCCGGCGAATACTTGAGCATCAGTACGGCTAAGGTAATCGCCCTCCCATATGTGCGCATAGGTTGCGCTATCCATCGTCTTGAGCGCGTGAAGGCGCTGCTCCTCAAGCTCAAGCGGAAACCACGGATTGTCGGAATAGTTCATTTCCACGATGCAGGATCGCGGAGGCGTGTTCTTTACGAAGCGATGGTCTACAGGGCTGCCATCGAGGCGCGGGTTCCAGACAACCCATATCTCTGAGCCTGGAGCGCGTATCGTTGGCTCTAAGGCTTGCCACGAAGCCTCAGGGACGTCCTCAGCCTCTTCAACGATACATAGATCGATCTGTGCCAAAGACTTAATAGATCCGATGTTATGGCGCAAACCTTTAAACAGGAACTCTGTCCCGTTCTTCCCTCGCAGATAGTCCACGCCAACGTCATACGCAGCCTCAAGCCAAGGCTCTGACGCAATGGCGTTCTTTAGCTCAGCGTGGAATGACTCTTTGATCGATGCCTGGAGTTCGCGAGTACATAGAATTCGCAGAGGCTCGATGACGCCCCAGATAGCGGCCATCTTGGCGAATGAAAAGGATTTTCCCGACCCTCGGCCACCTCTTGCGCCACGATAGCGAACAGTTCCGCGAGGATGGCTGAATACCTCCAGCATCTTAGGAGGAAGACGGATTTGCGCCGTACTCATTCCTTGCCTGCTACTAGCTCGATACGGTTAGGCAACATTGTACCGTCGCTGGAGTGCTTAACCTCTTGCTTGTCAACAAGGCCAAGGTCGCGGGCAATGAGCGTCGAGTTCATCAGGCCGGCAACTGCGCGCTCGAACTTGTACGTGCGCATACGGGCTTCAACCTCTTCACAAACAAGGTCGAACTCTTCACTGATACGGTAGTTCTGCCAGGTATGGCGATGAATGCCAAGATGGGTGCAGAGGGCAACGATGGATGGCGCACGAGGCTTAGGAATCTCGGCCATGATGATCTGACCCTGGAAGCAGAACGGCTTTTCCTCCATCAGAGGGTTAGCGCTGTTCCAGTCTAGGTACTCTTGGCACGCAGCCATCAAATCATCAGGCGTCTCAAACATTCTTGAGCGCCCGACTGTAGAGGTCTTATCCCCTGTGTGAACGATTGGTCTATTAGCCATTAAAAAGCCTCCATTGTGAAGGCTAGTATATCAGCTCGACTTCTTATCCAGCAGCCTGCCCATGTACTCGCGGAACTTAATCACGCCGATGAAGCCGACGAATGTGCCGATGAACACGCCGGAGTTTTCGGGGAGGCCGAAGTAAGCGCTGACCATCGACAGCCCAGTAGCCAGGCACGCACACAACGCACCCTCAAGGCCTACACGCTGCCAACTCGTCTCTGATTTGTCGTAGTAAACGCGCAAAACCGCAGTGATGATAGCCGCCCCAAATGCTTGGAGTGGCCCCGGAAGGTTGGATAGCAGCGTAAACAATCCGTTTGGGGAGTCGGGCATTTTATTTGGCTTCATGGGAGTCTAGGTTTAAGGAATGTATCCATTGGACCAATGGTATCATTTTCGGTTCGGTGGCTAGTGGCTATCACTTTTTGGCGGGCAATAAAAAGCCCAGCTTCTTTAAGGCTGGGCTAGTACATCAGTGCTTCAAGAGCTACATCACCTGCGTCTCACCCTACGCCGAGTCAATCCGTACTCTATCTCGCCGGGGTTTCCTGAGTACTGCGACAGGAGCGAGAATGATACCACAAGCCCTAAAAAGCTAATATTCTGGCTGATTTGCGCGAAAACTGCCATTTAATAGGCAAAAAAATACGCACCGGACGGTTCACGGTGCGTATAAAGGTGCAGCAAGCGACGGAGGGGGATATCGCTTGCGGCTAGTATGCCATAGGTTTGTACATCGGCGCACATTTAATTCGCAATTCCAGTTCATGCTCGCGATCAGCATTCGAATGCACGAACTGCCGCAGCTTCTCGCAAGCCTCATCATCCATCTTAAGCCCAGCACGAAACCGCTCATACCGCGCATACCCAAGCTCGCACATGGTCATCATCGCCATTGTGTTGATTTGGTCTAGGTCGTTGATTGTGGTCATGGCTAAAACTCCAGATCTACCAGAAATTCATGCTCGCAGTGCGGGCATGTGGCTTCGTATCCGTTTGCGCGTTCAAGCGGATTGATTCCGCACTCTCGGAATCCATCATCCTCAATAAGGTCAAAGCCCTTACCGCATGACGGACATTCAGTATCAAGGCTAATCGACCAATACGCGACCGGCTTATCGCTCACTTCTTAGCCCTCCACCAATACCAGACATCTTGCGCATAACGAATAGGCCAGCAGACGCACCATAGAGCCCATGCTGCGATAAAGTGATACCAGCGCACATCGGCTGAATGATCGTACGCATCCCAGTTGTAAAGAGCCGGCCAGTACGAGAAGAACCCGACTGCCAGGTAGATTGCGATTAGGGTTGTCATTTCTTTGGCGGCTCCGGTAGTGGTTGCCAGTGAGTGATGTCTACGAATAGCTCCTTGGATTCAAATCCGTAACCATCAGGACGCCAATAATCGCGGATGCTATCCCAGTACATATTGCACGGCTGGCACAGTCCTTCACGTACTACTATGCAGGACTCAAGATCGTGCGGCATCCTTTCTTTGCAGCTAATCCACTTGCTCATGCCTTAACTCCTAACGAACGCTCAACCGCCATCGACTGCAACCACTCCAACTCATGTCCCTCAATCAGCGTCGTATGCTTGACGATCTTCTGCGTTGACGTGATAGCCGTATTGCTGCCTACAAGCGCATACTCGCCGGATTCGAAAACAAGGAATTGGCCGGGTTTGAATTGTGCGGGGCTGCCTTCTTGCCACTTGATAATGCACGGGACCATTACAGCACTCCTTGAATCATGTCTTTGAATTGACCTAGCGCAATCTTGTCGCCCTTATATTCTTTCTTCATTGCCCTGATTAGCGTGACGATCAGGTCTTCGGTGAACCCTACGTCTTGCTGCGCCTTATCGATCTCAAGAATCAATGCCATGGCCTTTTTCTCGCAGTCAACCGAGTAGGCAATATCCGAAATGTTCGCAACACCGATAACCTGAATCTCATCCTTGCGCATCATAACGTCCCACCCATCAATTGATAAAACCCGAAAGCAAACGCCGCCATTACGAACGTAGCAGTGAGCCAGATTATGGTAGTGATCCTGACGCCGATCAGCAGCGAGCTGAAGACGAACAGTGCTGCCATCACTATAACGATTAGGAACAAGCCTAGATAAAACATGATTCCACCCTCCTGCGTGTGTGTTTGTGAAGGTTAGACCGCGTGGTTAGCGCGGTCAAGCATTATCAGCGAAAGAATTTGCCTGATACACAATGCAAAAGCGCCCTTTTCCCGTTTGCGTACACAATACAATGCGTATGGTGCCAGGATGACGGCGAATCCTCGTTGTAGCCCATCTTGAGTTTGCTGGTTGTGCCGACACAGTACGCGCCATCGATGATCGCTGGAGAGTGGCTGTGGCCGGTAACAGTGCGGGCGCCGATATTGCTAAACCCTTTCGTGCTGCCTCGTGCTCCGTTCGGGCCACGATGTCCATGAAAACCTAGCTCAATGCCGTGCCGCGAGAACGATTCCCCTGGACGTAACCAGTGAATAGTCTCTGGAGTCGATGCCAGCTTATCAACCCAGTACTTGAACGGGTCCAGATATGAACCTTCATGGATAGCACGCAGCATCGCAGCCTTAGTCTCGTGATAGACCAGCGCATTCTCAAGGTCTAGCGCGTTCTCGTACTTGGATAGGTATTGCGTGAAGTGTTCGTTGTGGTTCGAGCCCACCATGACGATCTCAGGCGCCCACTTCGAGATGCGGTCTAGGATCTTGGCCGTTACCTTCAGCTCAGACAGAATGCTGTTCTGCTTGGTGATGTGCAGCTTGAATCGCTCGAAATATCCCGAGTGGTGCGAGGCTGAAGAGAAGTCAAGCGCATCATGCAGGCACACCGACTTAGGGTTGATAGCTACTGCAAGGCGCTCTGTGGCGTCTAGAGCCTTACTGTCTACCTGTCTAGCGTGCAGGTCACCAAGGATCAACACTGACGCATCAGGAGCAGCCTCAACGCCATGTCGAGAGTACTTGGTCGTCAAGTCGATGAACGATCCGTCTTTCTCGCCCAATACGTGGCGTAGGTGCGTGCCTTTGCGGTCCACTTCTACAATCACAGCGCCTAGAGTGTGGTGAAATTCACCTTTCTTTCCAGCATTTGTGTCGGAGTACTGAGGAACAGTGCAGGCACCAGTGGTCATAACCAGCTTAGCGTCATCGCCAACCATCGTAGGCACGGATTGGAGCGCGACCTTCGTGTGAGCCAGGATTGCAGAGTCAGTACCAGAGACTGTCAGCCAGCCTTGCAGCGGGTTGATTGCAGTTGGCTGAACTTTGATATCAGCCAGCAGAACAACGTCGCGGCATAGCTTGGTGCGCTGATTGACGATATGTGGAGTCAGTCGAGCATCCCACCAGTCGTCCGGAGTCTCTTCCTTGCGCGTAGGGTTGCGATATCGCATAGGCAGAACGATCAGCTTTGCGTTGTTAGCCTGGCAGTAGGTGTGCAGCGATGCAAGAAAGCCGTTGTGAGCCTTTGTAGCATTGACTGCTGACGTAATGACGTAGGTGTCTGCCTGCTCTTGATTGGCCGCTTCCTGTGCTGGCTCGCCAGCCATGCGTGCCTTCCACCTACGCACAGTCCGCTCATTAACCCCAAGATGATCAGCCGCCTGTTGATTCGTGTAGCCCTGACTCATGCACCACTGAAGCTCTTGCATTTTCATCCCTCAACCGATCTTGTGTAAATCCATTATGCAATAAAAAGGCCCTGAATCCGGGCCTTGATTGAATTTTTAGCGCTGCTCGTTGTATTCGGTCATTTGGCTGTGCTCGTTGGGCGGGATTGCAGAAGGTGCGGCTCCGGTTTATATCTAGCGCCAGTATAGTGATTGCCGCTTGTCCAGCAGTCAGTAAATACACCGCCTTCTTCTTTCCAGAACGCCGCGTAATTATCCTCGTCAGCCGCCGTGTAATGAGTCGCCTCCTTTGGGGCTTCAAGCCAAATGCTATAAGTCTGCTCCGAAGCCTGCTCGCCAACGATATACGTGGTGCTCGCGGGGATAGATCCGCCAGTGTTCAACTTCTCCAGCCGCTCAACCTCAGCCTGAGCATAGAAGCGTATCTTCTTGGCGTCTCGCATCTTGTCGCTATGGCTGACAATACCGTACCGATAGCAAGCCCTGAATATTTCACCTATTTGCGAATTCATATCGCGATGGCTGATCAAATCCTGAAGCTGTGTAGCGCCCTCAGGGAGTACATAATAGTCTGCTGTGCTTCCGTCGCTGCGGCTCATTGATTCAGCTCCAGTTCGTCGATGTCCAAGCCTGCTTCGGTCTCAGCTACCTCAAGCAGTCTTCGTTCTTCCCTCACACCCAAATTGCAATCCCGCAACCGATTCTCAGTGATCCCTGTTCTCAGACTGATAATCGGATAAGTCCATCCGCGATTTAGCATTTCCATTATGACTTCACGCATGTAGTTCTTCCTTATGGGTTACGTCGAGCGGGTCGGCTTCTGGTTTGATGGGTGAAAGGTGTTTTGGTTTTGCTAGGCCGATAGATCCGATAATCGTCCGCCCACCAAGCGTGTACCCAATACCTTCGCCCTTTATAACCCAAAAATTATCTCTTGCGGGCGCGTCTAATGCTATTTCGCCAGCCATTACGAAACGATCAAGCTCAACAATCTTTCCTAGGTTCTCATGAACATTTTTACAACCAATCACCAGCGCCAACATCCCAGGCTGCAACTCGCTCATGTCCAAAGCCCCTGAGTGATCAGCTCGTCATGCACGTCAGCCAGATCCGTAGCGAACTCAAGCTTGGTGCAGAATTCAGCACACGCATTCCAGTATTCGTGGCGCGCATTGGTAAGCGCTTCTTTTGCGATGTGGGTAGCGGTCGGGTGTTCTATGTCTGCCTGCACGTATGCCATGTGCGCGGCTTCAAGTGCGATGCGTGCTTGGGTGACGGTGATGCTCATGGTCTTTGCTCCAGGGTTTCGCTTGAGTGAGGGTTCGACGGGCTTGCAAGCATTACGGCGCCAGAATAGTCCCATCGTCCGTGCTTCCATGAAGGCTTAAACTCATACCAATACCACTCACCGCAACTGTCTAGTGCAAGCCATTCCGCCCATGATGGGGCGTCCGACCAATCTGGCTTAGCCATTCCCTATCTCCCTATCTGCGCCCAAATAGCGCGTTCGATGTCACTCTGAAACTGATTTGAAATTAAGTCAAGACCTTTTCGAGAAATTGTTGCGCCTATTTCGTCCGTGCCTTGCGTGAGAGTCCACTCAAGCTCGCTGTGGCCGTTTGCGTGCTCGGTTGCTGGGTGTGTGTGGGCGTAGGCTATATCGGCCTCCAGAGTGAGCCCTAGGATGCTCAGCGTTGGCATTAAGGGTTCTCCGGAGAATCGTTTAGTCGCGAGTCGATTCCCATGGCTCGATCAATCGCAGCATCTGTCAGCTCTGCGTACCTGTGCTGATCACATACATGTAGATTTACCCAGTTATGCAGGAAATCGTTGTCTCTCAACCATGCATACCGACTGGCGTCCTTTATGAGAATTTCCTTGTCTTCTCTGTTTGCCGCTACGGCGGCTTGCCACGCCTGCCAAGCTGTTTCATCTTCGGCAAGCAGATACCTACCTGTTGCCTTGTTGAATCCAATGTTTAGAACGTGCGGCTGACTACGCAACCATTTATCGAAGTCTTTCTGAATACTCATACACCCCTCCAATAACTAATTTTCACCTTAACGGCAGTCAGAATATAGGTCCACGCGAACCATGTGCAAGCGATTATTGGCATTTGATGGATTCTCCAATTTTTGACGCGCAGACAGTGATGGCATGACGCATTGCTGTGAACGGATCTAATCTATCGCGGCCATCAGCCTCAAATGCAATTCTTACCATAATTTCTTCGTCTTCCGAATCTGCAAAGGCTGCGTAGAGGGTTGTCGCTGTCTGCATGCGCAGGTTGGCCGCTAGTCTAAATGCATCCGTGTCATTCGTAGCAGGCTCCCACCGCCGAAGAATAGCCCCATCCTTAGCCAGGTAGTTCGCGCCGTCAGGGTCAGTCCACAGGTCACACTCAATCGCTCGGGCTGCGTTTTTTAGGGTTGTGGTTGAGATGGTCATTTGGCTGGCTCCGTGGTGTACGTTGCGTCACAAGAGTTGCACTTGTATCGATTCGGCTGGTCCTTGAATGGACGTGTGAAGACATTACAGCCACAGTCGCAATAGAAGTGTTTACCCTTGATCGTAAGCATGTGATTCTCTGGTCGTTCGCTGCTCATGTGTAACCCCTCCAAAAATAATCCAAAAAGAAAGGCTCACATTAGGAGCCTTTTGGTGGTTTTGCAAGGGTTATTTGCGAGTGTTCCAGTGCTTAGCCACAACCCTAAGATCGGTCGAATCACTGCAATTAAGCCAAGTGCTAGGCTTCATCAGGCATTTCGGGTTATGGCAGCTCACACATAACGTTCCGAACGGAGCTGTGATACCTGGCGCACAACCACAAAACGGGCATGCCTTCAATTCTGTTTCTTTGCTCATTTCAGTATTTCCCGCGCCAACCGCTGAATGTCGCCCCACAATTGCGATGAGGGCGAGTCGTCGTATTGCGCCAGCATCTTAGCTAGGCGCACACCGGTATCAGGCGACGTGTATAGCTCGCAGTTTTGGAATTTGCGACCGCTCATCCAGTGCAGAACGCCATCCTCCGAGCAAGCAACATGTTCTCCGAAGCTAGTCTTGCTCGGCTTATGATCAATCACTGTCGCCAATTCCATCTGTCCGGGTAGTGCGTTCATTTGCGATTCCTCTTCGCTATTTCTTGTTTGATGAATGCAAGGCACCAGCTAACACCCTCGCAGAATCCAATCTCTTCGTCGTCGCTCGGATCTTCCATCTGACAGTTAAGCGCGAACTGAACGTTCGCCTTAGTGATTTCTGGAATAGCCATCATCTCCTGGCAGCGGGTGAAGGTGTCGAGGCGGGCGTTGTGCTCCCTTGCTGCAACCAGCATTGAATATAGGTGCGTACTATATTCTCCATACCAATACACCCCTTCAGGCACCGGCCAAATCTCTTCAAACTTTGCGCGAATGTTGTTCATATCCCACTCCAAATAGTATTACTATGAAAGGCGACTTATCGATTAGGTTTAACTATTAAGTTATTGAATTGTTGTAGCTTTTGCTATTGCAGATTGTGCCATTTCTATAGCGTGATCCAGCCGATCCGACTCTTCTTGGCTTAGATCATTTCCATTAACTTCAGCAAGCAACAGCTTTAACGCATCAAGCAAGTCTGGAGCGGAACAAATCAGTCTAACGTTAGCCGTCAGCTTAGAAGCTCCAACGTACTGATCATTCATCGGGCTAGTCGATCCGTGAACAGTGCAGACAGTCGCATGGCTAGCGTCGTTAATCCTTACGCTGATCAGGATGTCATTCTCTGTTCGCGTGGCGTAATCCCACGGCCCTTTCGTATACGGACTCATACCTTCCCTCCATTAACCCGCTCAATCGCCCTATGCGCCATCTCAAACGCCTCATTGATCGGTATTGCGTCGGGGCCGGAGTTGGTTATGGCTTTTAGCGCTGCGAGCAGGTCGGATTCGTGAGCGCGGGAGGCTTGCCATGCAACAAAGTCGCTTTCTAGCCATCTCACTCGGTATGATCCGTCAACGAAAAGCTCAAACATTCCCCCGTCTCTTTCGTACCAATTCCCAGCCTCTCGGTGGTAAGGCTCGGCCCAAGCCTCAAACTCTTCTCTGCTGCTCATGACTTCCTCCATTGCTTTGTCCAGAACGGCTGATGGCGTCCTTTGTCTTGTTTGTACGCCTCTTGCACAACATATTCAACAGCCATCTTTACCATCTGTTCAATGATTGGCTTAAGAAGCTCTGCCATGATGTCTTTTGCTATTTCTCTCTCGTATTCGTCCATTAGTAAAAGTCCACGAAACGCTCGCCCTTCTTACCAAGCTCGCTCGTCTTCTCAAACTCACTAACCAGCGCCCCCACAATAGGCTTATGGTCGTCGAAGCCTGTAGCGAGTGGAAGGTCGCCGTGTTTTTCGTAGATGGCGATTAGGAGGGGGAGTAGTTCGGTTAGGGTCATTTGGTGCGAATTCCCGCAGAGTTGATTGCGTGTTCAACACATTCAGAATCCATAAATTCTCCATATTGCTTGTCAAGAAGATTTTCTACCCTTGCCGGTAGGATTACAACAACTGATTCTCGTGCTGCCTTCCAAGCTAGCCAGTCAGTATGCGTCTTCATGAATTTATAGCCTTCACCGTTTCGCTCTACGGCTTTAGGCCATTTACCGTTATCGCTCGCCCACTCTTCAAACTGCTGCCTGCTATCCATCACACCCCTCCAAACTCTCAATTTAACTGTTCTCTGGAAAACACTTACTTGCGGTAGCCGGCGTCAATCATTGCCTCGATTACTGCGCGCACGGCCTGACTGCAATCAATATTTTCGTTCCATGGCTCTACTTTCGCCGCGATATCAGCACAGGCACTTTTGATCTTATGCAAGCGCTCGTCCGCTTCTATCTGTTCAGCCGTACGCAACGGACGGAATCGGAAAGCGCCAAACACTTTCACATGGTCGCGCTGAGCTACGGTTGTACGCAGCCATACATGGTCGCCGTGATACGCGATGATTTCGCAGCCATACCACTTCAGGCCGTGAACGTCGGTGTATTCACAGATTGTCCCTGCTGGCGGCTTTCCGCCTTCATTCCATTGCGGTTTGAAGACTTCAGCCAGCCCAACAGTCCAGCTTGGACGACCATCGAAATTGAATCCAAACTCGTGAATAGCCATGGACACACCATGGAACTCAATAATCTCTTGAGCGTGGAATGCCTTCTCAAGAATTGCAGCGTGATCTTTATCTCGAATTTCCAGTTTCATTTCCTACCCCTACCGAATGCTCTGAATGTGAAAACAATTTACGGTGCTGCTGGGTTGGCGTCAAGCTATTTCAGAAGAGAATGTGCATGACTTTGACGTCTGATAGTTCGGCGATTCTGGTCATATCCCGTGTACCACTGCCACCAGGAAACGCAATCACACCATCAGGCTCCAGTGCGAGCATTGCCGCGTTTCGTTTCGGCCCTGCGCCATTTCCGTACAGCTTCCAGTTAGCAATCGCCGTAAACACCTGTACTCCTTTCTCTAGCGCCCATTCCCTAGCCAGTCGATCAGCCCCATTAGCGCCACCCTCGATAATCGCGTGGATCGTGCATTTCTTGTGTACGCCATCAAGCACCTGATTCAGTCGGGTTCGGTCTGCGTAATCACGTCCGCCGCATACGATGAATTTCATTCCACGTCCTCATAGATTTTCACCACGACCTTTCCGCCTGGGAACTTGTCACGAGTGCGCACCCGAAGCTGAAACCTAACGTCATCAAGGTCCAGCGCCTCGGCAATACCATCTCTACCCGCCTTGAAGCTGGAGATCATGTTGTCGTCGTCCCTGCGTCGATTGTCAGGCGGAAAGAACTCAAGGTCTAGCACGAGGTCGCCGTCAGGGATAACGTGGCTAGATTCTCCTGCTATGGCCTTGCAGGTGCCGCGATACATCTTGATGTAGCCCATCTTTGCTGCCCAGTGCAGTTTGGTGTTCGGGTTTAGCTCTTTGGGCGGGTAGGGGACTGTTATCTCAAGCATTGAATCGATTCCTTAGTGCGCGCTTGAGTTTCGCGAAATAACGCGCATATCGTTCAGGCTGATCTACCTCAAGGCTCCAGCCGGGATCGCCACACCATCCGCAATGCTCTCCGCACGGGCTTGGCACTTCTGGCGGGAAGTGCTTGTTGATAATCGCCCGCGCCTCCGCTTTGATTGCTGCTGCTGGCGTCAAGTAACGGCGCCCCCTTGTTGGCGCGTAGTAAGCGATTGCCTGTTGTCGTTCGATCATTTCTTCACCTTCAGCAATAAATTCAGTTGGCGCCTGGTTTCGGCTTCGATTTCTGGCCTGGTCTTGAGCTCACGTTCTGCCCAAATCCTACCCCGATTCGCCTTCAACCCCAAATAGATCGCGCTGGCATGGTCCCGAGCTAGCTTCCATCTCTGGAGACAGTCCGCTTTGTGGCTCTCTATGGCTTCGATCTCGGCAATTGACAGGATCGCCAAGTTGTGTGACGAAACAGGTTCCGCATATGAAGTCATCTTGGGCCTCCATTAGAATTTCATGCCGCGAACTTTCTCTGTTTGCTTAGGAGTGTCCTTTTCTTCAGGAATATATGCGCCGGCCTCAAGTGGTGCGAACCGTGCGTATCGGCCCTGGAACATTGCGAAGAACGTCTTGGCCTCGCTCTCGCGGGAAATGGACAGGATGATCTCAGCAATCCCCTTGCGGTCGCTGTTCTCGTTGTAAACCTCGTCACGGTAAACAAATATCACCATATCTGCATCTTGCTCGATAGAGCCGGAATCTCGCAAGTCAGATGGAACAGGGCGCTTATTTGGCCGTTGCTCAAGAGAGCGGTTCAACTGAGATAGCAGGATTACAGGGATTTTCATCTCTTTTGCCAGAAGTTTTGCCTGACGCGAGATTTCAGTGACCTTCGCCACCTGGTTCATTTTCGGATCGTCCGCATCAAGCAAGCCAAGGTGGTCGATCATTACCATGTCGAGACCGTGCTTGCGCTTGTGACGGCGACACATTGAGCGAATACGTCGCATCGTTAAGCCTGGTCGATCAGATAGCGTGATCCGTGCCTTCTTGATATTGCCCGCTGCCATCTCAAGGAATGGCGTGTAATCCGACAGGACGGAGCCATCTTTCATAGCATCAAGCGGGATTTTGCCCTCTGCTGCAATCAGGCGGTCCATGAGCTGTCGATTGCTCATTTCCAGACTGATTACGAGAACCTCCTTCCCTTGCCGTATAGCAGCATGTCGGACGATATCCATAGCTAGAGTCGTCTTACCCATCTTTGGACGCCCAGCGACGATCACAAGCTGTTCTGGCTGCAATCCTCCTGTGTGCTTGTCGAAGTCTTCAAGTCCAGTGCATATGCCCGAGATCGCGCCCCCTTGGTTCATTCGCTTTTCAAGCAAATCGATGTGATCGACAAGTACGTCATAGGCTTCAACCGTCTCGGCTGTTGCGGACTCTCCATCGATAGCCAAAATCTCAGACTGAGCGGCTGCTATCTTGTCCGGCGTATCCATCGTACTGTGCGCAATCTGGTGGATCTCTTGAGCGGCAGCTATCAGACAGCGATCAAGAGAGCGCTCACGCACGATTCTGGCGTATTGCTCAGAGTTGGCAACACTAGGCGTTCCATTTTGGATCTGCGCGGCATAGGCAAGCGCTGAGTCACCACTCTCAAGCGTGCCGATGTGCTCACCGACAGTCAGAAAGTCAATCTTTCGGTTAAGCGAGTTCAGCTCAATGATTGCCGTGAAGACGTCTGCATTGTCCTGCCAGTAAAAGTCCTTTGCCTCCAGGTCTGCCGCCAGCAAGTCAATCAGCGCTGGGTCGATCATCATGGCGCCGAGAACGCTTTGTTCCGCTTCCAGGCTAAATGGGTCTCTCATTCGTAATTCCCCTCGATTACTTTTGCAAAATTAGATTCATTCAAAAACCAGTCGAAGCATGCAGCATTCATGGTCATAAGGAAAGTGGTTCGTTTGATGTACTCAAAATAACCATCCCAGAATTCCATGGTCTGAAACCTTGTGTCTGACTTCCATCTAGCCCTGATGAGGGTCTTGCGCTTTTCAGTTCTCAAGGCAACCTGAGGAAGCGACGGAAGAATCCTTGCGTATGCATCAAAGACTTTTGCGCATGGAATGGCATCTGCCTTTGCTGCCTTTCCTTCTGGCTGCCCATCAAGCGAAAACTCATCGCCATCCGATTCATCGGTGGCCGATGCTTTTGATCTACCTTCTTGTAATTCTTTACCTTCTTGTTTGTGGTTCACTGCTGGTTGCTTGCTGGTTTTTTTCAGGTTATTTGCTGGTTCCTCTGACTGATACTCAGACCACTTAGTCACTGTAATTATTGAGTATTTCGTCGTTGTTTTGATGGTGATTTGTTTTAAGGATTTGAAGGCGTCCAGCGCTGACCTGATCACTGCCTCTGACACCCCAGTTTTAGCGCTAAATGCCTTTCTTCCGAATACAAGCTGACCAGCCTCAAGCTTCACGATCTGACGACCAACGAGCATCTCGCGAGGCCTGTGAGTGGCAGAAAGCAAAAGGTGAACCCATACAGCCAGGTAGTCTGGTTTATTGCCTATGGCGCTTCCTGCAAGGACGCGATGAAGCTTAATCCATCCCGACATAGCTACGCTCCAGTTTTGCCCATGCGCATCCCTACGAACGGACCAGGATGAGAGCGTTCGTATTCTCGAACTGCGCGCAAGGATTCATAGGCGTATGACGTTGCAATCATTCCTTGCTGATCCTCTATTTTCTCAAATAGCTCAAGAACGGTCTCGTCAGAAACGTTAAAAAACTCTCTTCGTCCATTTGTGCGGTAGCTATCTAGAATCCTGTGAATTCTAGCTTCTATCTCTGACGGGTTCTGAACCTCCATATAGAAGTAAACCTCAAAATCTTTTGGTACACCGCTAGCTCTTGATAGCTCCTCTGCTCTCTGCATCGGCGATCTAGTGGTGAACCCGATCTTTAGCAGATCCGGTATTGCATCATTCCCTAAGCAGTAGACGAACCCCCAATTGCTCATGCGCGAGCCTCCAGGTAATCGGAAAGCTTCTTGATCGTCTTGTATTGCGGGTTCTGCTCCGGCTCGTTGGCAATCCGCCACATCATAGATGGGTGAATACCTGTCTCTCTGGCTGCTTCAGACAGGTTCGTTCCCTTCAATTTTTCTTGGATCTCTGGAAGCGTGAGCATTCTTCACCTATGCGTTATGACTTTCGAGTGAAGATCATACCACAACCTTTTTCACTAAACCGTCATGGATCCATATTTCTGCTGGCAATTTGCGTCACCTGCTTATGCGAAAGCGGTATTTGACCATTCCCGACGTAAGCCTATGCTTACAACAGGCCAAGGCAAAACGTAACTTGGCCCTAACCCAAAGGTACTTAAAATTGAGGTGACACATCATGACTACTCCAAAAAGCAAGCAAGCACTGGTTCTTCAGCATATCGCCGAGCAGGGTGACAAGCTGGACAATATGGCAGGCGCTTTAATGAAGCTAGTCAAGGAAGAACAAATTGACACCTTGGAGAAATTCAACCCGTGGTGGGCTCTAGGTTACGAAGAGAACGGCTGGTCCAATGTGATTGGTCGCCCTGTTCCTGGATCTGCTCTTGTCCCTGCGCCTAGAGTCGTCAAGCAGTACGGCTCAATGTTCCGGGCCGCCTTCAAGTATGAAATGAAGGTGATGGAGTTCGAGAATGTCCGGCAGATGGTCGATGCGGTGGCTGAGAAGCGTAAAGAAATGGCCAAGCCGCCAGAGGTTATCCGCGACCCCGAGCTTAAAGGTGTCCTAGTCAAAGCTGGCAACCACATGAACGGCGCCCTATGGCATGACGCGATTGTGGTGATCGAGCACCTTAACGACGACGACCGCGATGAATTCGAGCAACGCCTACGCAAGCTGGTCATGCGTTTCCAGTCCAAGGTGCCGAAAGAGATCAGGAAGCCGAAAGCCGCTTAACAGTTCTCCGGAGAACAATTAACCCTGGGTCGAAAGGTCTGGGGTTTTTTTATTGCTATTTGAAAAGCGCAGGCGTACGATTGCCGAACTCAAAACAGATCGGCGGAAAATCGAATGCAGTTAATGAATGGCGATTGCTTGGAACTGATGAAGGGGATTCCTGATGGATCTGTCGATATGGTGCTTTGTGATTTGCCGTATGGGACTACGGCGTGTTCTTGGGACTCAATAATCCCGTTCGCCAGCCTTTGGGCCGAGTATCGTCGCGTAATTTCTCGAAACGGGGCGATAGTGCTGACCGCGAGTCAACCATTCACAAGCGCGCTAACCATGTCAGCGATTGATCTCTTTAAATATTCACTTGTATGGGAGAAGAGTCGAGCAACGGGGCATGTGCACGCGAAGAATAAGCCAATGAAAAAACATGAGGACGTTCTTGTTTTTTCGCCAGGCACCACCGTTCACGCTTCTCAATCTTCAAGCAGGATGACTTACAACCCGCAGGGACTGGTTCGCAAGGACGTTCCAACCGTCCGGAAAAATGGCGGATCGTCGGATGCCGTTATGTCAGCAAGACCATCGCACAGAGACTGCATTCAAGAATTCACTGGATATCCTGGCTCGGTGCTTGAGTTTGCTAGCGAGTCTAGGACGGTCCACCCAACACAAAAGCCTGTAGGTCTGATGGAATACCTAATCCGAACCTACACCCACGAAGGTATGACCGTTCTCGATAACTGCATGGGCAGCGGCACAACTGGCGTGGCATGCGTAAACACTGGCAGGAAATTCATCGGCATTGAGATGGACGAAGGATATTTCGAGATTGCACAGAAGCGAATCGCTGGAGCCATTGCTGCGAAAGACCTGGAAAGCGCTACTTCCTTGAGCCTTGACGCCTCAGACAAAACCGCGTAAGCAGAACAGAAAGGCCAGCTAGAAATAGTTGGCCTTTTTTGTTGACGCGAGGAAAGTGACGGGCTAATCTCTGGCTTACAAATAAATTGGAGGTGGTTATGAGTCAGTGGATTAAGTGTAGCGAACAGATGCCAGATATCGGCGTTCCGGTTCTAATCAGGATTCCAGTATGCGGTCATTGGAATATTGAAAACGGCGAATATAAAGGAGACGGGATTTGGCATGGTGCATGGTGTGCGACTCACGGCGAAGGCAAGAGCTACAAAGTTTGGCAATGGGCAGAGCAACCGAGCGAGCCACTATGACCTACCGCGACGCACTCTGGACAGCAATCATCGGCGAGGCTGATAAGTCTGGGCATCGCATAACCAAAGCGAAACGGAAGAAATATATGAATCTGGTGAAAAAGTGGGGGATGATTAAATGAGCGAATACACAGGTGGCGCAGCATTCCCGCTTGAGGGATCTGCAAAACGTGGCGCCCAATCAGGGATGACGCTGCGCGATTACTTTGCAGCTAAGGCGATGGCAGGTATGTTTGCTAATGACGATCTTCTGACACGATACGGCGTAATGGCTAAAGAGCATCTTGTCGATCCTGAATTTCTTGTATCCGCAGCAGCCTACTCATGCGCCGACGCAATGCTTAAGGAGCGAGCGAAATGACAGAATTGAAAGGATGCCCATTCTGCAATCATCAGCCGGTATTCCGAGAGATCGTTGAGGGCAAGGTCTGGGGTGGTCACTGCTGCGAGCAATACCGCCTAAGCCACGACTTCAGCGTAATGAGCTGGACAAGCCAAGAGCACTGCGAGAAACTTTGGAATAAACGACACGAGGACAAGGAATGAACGCAGAATTACAGGAAGACTGGATCTCGGCCATTGAGGCGCCAGTAAAACCAGGGCGCCCACGAATCGCTCTAGGCTTACACGAAGGCCTAAGCAACTCCGACTACCACTCTGACCCAGCAGTAGGCAGCACAGGTCTAAAGCGCATCCTAGTAAGCCCTGCACACTTCCGCTACCCGAACCCATTCAATGCGACTAGGGCCAAGGAGATCGGCAGCGCGATTCACTGCCGTATCCTTGAATCTGAGCGCTGGGATACTGACTACAAGGTGGTTGAGTGCGATGCGCGCACTTCAGCGCTGTACAAGGCTGCGTGCAAGGATCATCCGAAAGAGCGCGTGCTGACTTCGGCGGAATACGAGAATGTGCTTGGGATGCAGAAAGGAGTTCTGCGCAATCGTCACTGCCGGCAACTGATCGAGGCGCCAGGTCGTTACGAGCTGAGTCTATTCACTGCCGACCCGATAACAGGCGTCCCGGTAAAGGTTCGCTATGACAAGCTGACTGATTCTGGTATGCCGGTCGACCTGAAGAAATGCCAGAAAGCAGGGCGTGACGACTTCTCGCGCACCATCAACAATTACGGGTATCACATCAGCGCTGCGCTCTACATGGATGCATGGGAGTGGCAATTCGGTGAGACGCTGGACGTTATGCGCTGGATCGCCGTCGAAGAACAATCCCCTCACGCCGCAATGCGATACAAGCCGGACGCTGACGCGCTGATGATTGCTCGGGCTTTGTATCGTGAAGCCTTGGAAATTTATGCGAATTGTCTTGATCGAGATGAATGGCCTAGTTATGATGAGTCGGAAGAAGAGATTGGCTTACCGGGTTACGCGGTGAATCAGTTTGAAGATGGTTTGGAAGTTAATGGATTGGAGGATTGAAATGACTGATTTGGCAAACCTGCGTGAGACGATCACCCCTAAGTCGGATCGCATTAATGCGGATGATTTCATAGCAGGCCCTGAAACCGTAGAGATTATCGCCGTTAAACGTGGAGATGCTGATTCGCCGGTCGCTGTACACATCAAGGACCGAAAGCCCTGGTATCCGTGTAAGTCAATGCGCCGTGTTCTGATCACTGCATACGGTGATAATGGCGCCGATTGGGTAGGTAAGTCGGCAACTCTGTTCTGCGATCCGGCTGTACGGTTCGGGGGTGTTGCGGTTGGTGGTATCCGTATTGCTGCGCTGTCTCATATCGATAATGACCTTGCTATCTCGCTAACCACTACTCGTGGTAAGCGCTCGCCGTATACCGTCAAGAAGCTTGAGGTTGTCATGTACCCCATCGATAAATTCGAAGCCAACCTACCAGCCTGGCACGCAGCAATCAAAAAAGGCCCAACAACCGCAGAACAAATCATTGCAAAAGTTCAGCAGTCTGGTAAATTGACGCCTGAGCAAATCGCGAAAATCAAAACTCCACAAGAGGCGGCACAATAATGGCACGCGGCGTAAACAAAGTAATCCTCGTTGGCGCCTTGGGCCAAGACCCTGAAGTCAAATATCTCACTAACGGCAATGCTGTGTGCAACCTGAGTCTAGCCACCAGCGAGCAATGGAAAGACAAGCAAACCGGCGAGAAGAAAGAGAAAACCGAGTGGCATCGAGTTGTCATGTTCGGCAAGGTAGCCGAGATCGCCGGCGAGTATTGCCGAAAGGGCAGCCAGATCTATATCGAGGGCAAGCTTGAGACTCGAGAATGGGAGAAGGACGGCGTTAAGCGTTATACCACCGAGATCAAGGTTGATATGCAGGGCATTATGCAGTTGTTGGGAGGCAAGCCGGCTGATGGTGGTAATGCAGCGCCTAAGCCTCAGCAGCAATCGCGACCAGCACCACAGCAAGCTGCGCCAGCAGATGATTTTGACACGGACTCAATACCGTTTTAGGCTAAAAAAGCACTCGTGATATAATTGGATTTGCGGCTAGGCTGATCCCCGAACAGCGACTCATCATCGCTTGCCGCATACATCCGATGACCACATGATGAGTGCGTATCAATGAAGACATGTTACAACTGTCGCGTCGAAAAACCATACTCAGACTTCCACAAAGACTCATCTCGCAAGGATGGGTGTCAGCGCGCATGCAAGCCATGCATATCGATTTTATCCGCCAAGAGACACGCACAAAATGCCGACAAGCGCAAAGCGCAGTGGGCTGCGTGGAGCGCCGAAAACAAAGACAAGATTAAGGCCAAAGACGAAAAATATCGTCTTGAAAACAAGGACCGTGTTACTGCGTACAGGAAGGAATACTACGCAGCCAACAAGGAAAGCATCTTGGCCGTTGGCGCAAAGTACAGAGCAGACAACCCAGAGGCACAGAAAGCTAGGTGTACTAGATGGGCAAAGGCTAATCCTGAAAAATGCGCAGCTAAAACCAGAAGGCGCCGAGCCCTAAAGATGGCGGCTGAAGGGACCCATACTAGGCAAGACATAGATAAGCTATTCCTTCTCCAAAAAGGAAAATGCGCGTCCTGCACTATCAAACTCATCAAATCAGGTAAAAACGTCTATCACGTCGATCACATCATGCCGCTGACAAAGGGTGGCGGCGATGGGCCTGACAATCTCCAGCTTCTTTGCCCCGGCTGCAACATAAAGAAAAACGCAAAAGATCCGCTTGACTGGGCAAATGAAAACGGTAAACTCCTCTGAAACAAAGCCCCGCTAGCCACGGGGCAATCCCAACAAACGGAGCAAGAAATGACTTGGGCATTCGAGCTGTACAAAGAAATCGGAAGACCAGCAGTCGAAGTTGTTCGTGAGCTGTTGCTCGAAAACAGCGTTACAGCAACAGCTCAGATCGTTGGCACTTCGCATAACACGCTGAAGAAGTGGGTATTAGAGCGTTCGATACCATTCACTCCAAGGATGGCGCCGAAAGAACCAGCACCACGCAAGCCTAAGCGTCCAGACTCTCGCTCACGGCTCATCGAGCTAGACGGTCGCACTCAATCTATCAGCCAATGGGCAAAAGAGCTAGGCGTAACTCGCTGCAAGATCTCCAAGCGTCTTGCAAAAGGAATGACTCCGCGCCAGGCATTGCAGCCAGGTTCGGATCGTCACAAATTCCCAGCAAACAACATCAAAGGAAAGCCTCGTGGCTAGGTCGGTTATCAAGGAAGTCGAGCAGGAATACGGCGAACCGTTTTGGGATGTTGTTGCGGCATATGCGGCTGACGGTAACTCAATGACC